TATATTTCATTATTCGTCAGCCTTTGGTCTAAGTGCTTGTGATAGACTTTGTCTTTCAGTTGTTGTTTCGCCGCCAATAGTATTAGTTGCAGTGTTATTTACAAACGTACCTTTTTGTGTTTTGCGTGTTGTAGTATTTGACATTGTCATACGTACATTATCTTCTTGCTTAACCCAACGAGCACCGTCGTATCTAAATAATCTGTTTGGAGCAAAGTCTGTACGTAGGAAGAAATCTCCAGTTTCGGGAGCTGCTGCAAATGCAATACCGTGACCAAATGCTTCGCCATTAGTTGGTATGCCACTACCTAATAAGTAACCATTATATCCTTTTCTAGAAGGCGACTGCATTGTATCAGGAATATTGTCAGCATCGGTATCAACTAATTCAGTATTACCATTATCGTCTAACTGTAAGCTAAAATAATGATTAGTGTCATAACCGCTTTTTGGAGCATCTACTTCAGATTGTGCAACAACTGCATTATTAATTTGCATCTCTTTATCGTAAGTAGATAGCAAATCACGCAATGTGTTGCCACCCGGTGCATCTTCCTCTGCAGGTAAGTCGAGTATTTCTTTAAATTCTTGACTGTCAACAATTTGTTTTAATTTAAGTCTGTATAAGTGCGGATACCAAGTTTGGCTAAATCCTTCACTTGCACGGTTAACATCTTCAACTACATAAAACCGTTTAAGTGCTACAGCATAATCATTTAGTGCGTATTCGTCTGCTAAATGAGGCAATTCAATTACATCACCTGAAACAATTTTTCTACCAATGGTCTTAACACTACTATTAATATGTATAGTTAGCATTAGTGTATCGTTTGACATAAACATACCAAATTGACTTAGATTAAAATCTATGTCTTGTACATTATAAATTCCACGCATTGAGTATACGTCAGGATCATATTTTCTATCCCTATTTTCTAAGAATAATAAATCTTGTATGTTAGTTGTATCCACACTAGAATATTGAGGCTGGTCCGCTGTAGCTGCTGCTTCAGTAGGATTTTCAGCTCCTAAGTACTTGTGTACATGGATATCGGTACCACCAATAGTAAACATTTCAAGTACTTGCTTGTCTATAAAGTGGTAGTCGTTACCTTTTTGAGGTTTGTATAAACTTAATCTTGGCATATACATATTTAGCGTCTTTGGACAGTAACGATAAATACTAATGGAGACAATATAACATGGCAGTAACTACAAAACAAGAAGTATATGATTACGTAAACACGCTACTAGGCGGAGGCATGATTGATGTTGAACTCGATCCAATTCATTATGAAACTGCATTAAAAAAAGCATTATCTAGATTTAGACAGCGTAGTGAAAACTCAGTTGAGGAATCATACTTGTTTCTACCAACAGTGCTTGATCAAAATGAATATACGTTGCCTAATGAAGTAGTTGAAGTTCGACAAATCTTTAGAAGAAGTGTTGGTTCAAGAAGTGGTGGCGGTGACGGCGGCAGTTTATTTGAACCATTCAACATGGCGTATACTAATACATACTTACTTTCAAGTAGTAACATGGGAGGACTTGCAACATACGATATGTTTAGTCAGTACCAAGAACTTGTAGGACGCATGTTTGGTTCGTACATTGAATTTAAATGGAACAGCTCAACTAAAAAACTTACTATGTTACAACGTCCTAGAGCAAATGAAACACTAATGCTATTTGCTTACAACTATCGTCCAGACGAAGAATTATTAAATGATTATATGGCAGAGCAATGGATTAAAGATTATACACTTGCAACCTGTAAATATATGCTAGGCGAAGCAAGGGAAAAGTTTGCTACTATTGCAGGACCACAAGGTGGCACAAGTCTAAATGGATCTAGCTTAAAAGCAGAAGCACAATCTGAAATAGAAAAACTTGAAAACGAAGTAGCAATGGCACAGGCAGGCGGCACTGGATACGGTTTTGTAATTGGTTAACTCATTGAAATCATTAGAGAAAAAATTCTAGTAAAATCAATGACTTATATCACCCTGAGTTTGCGCTAACAAGTTAGACCCTGTGTAAATACGTTTGTAATAAGGAGAAGCTCATGTGTTCACCGTACGTTCGTAAACAAGCTAACCGACTTAACTGGATAATCAAAGGCACACTAATTGACATTAGCTGGTCCGATGATGACGTTGAAAAAACCTACAACTCATACTTTAAACGTGTTTGGGGAAATAATGAAAGTTATATCCACGAAGAAGGGTTTGAAGAAGCATACACAGAACGTCAAGAACACCTCCTAATAGAAGAAATGAAACATGTTGCTGTAAAAGGCGGACACTTCGATTAACGGTTGACATTTGCTAGTTTTTAGTTTATAATAAGCTATTACTAGGAGAAGTTAATGAATAAACCTAAACTACTTGTTATTGGACACGGTCGACACGGTAAAGATACTGTGTGTGAAATGCTACGTGACCATTATGGATACACTTTTGAAAGCAGTTCAAAGTTTTGTAGTCTACAATTCATATACAATGATCTAAAGGACAAGTATGGATATGTTAATGAGGAAGAGTGTTATGCTGACAGGCATAATCACAGAGCAGAATGGTATAATGCTATTTGTAATTATAATGTTCCTGATGCAGCAACTCTAGGCAGAGAAATGTTTGAGGCTTACAATATCTATTGCGGACTACGCAACAAACGTGAATTCTTTGCAATGCAAAACACTGGTGTATTTGATTATTGTATTTGGGTTGATCGCAGTATGCATCTAGAAGCAGAAGCATCTGACTCAATGAGCCTAGAACAATGGATGGCTGACTTTACAATTGACAATAACGGCACACTGGAAGATTTAAAGTTTAATTTAGATCAGTTAATGACTCACTTAGAAGTCAGGAACTAAATCACCCTGCCTCCAGCGCACACCTTCTTTTTGAAGTGTACGTTGACAGTTAGCACATATAGTTTTTAAATTTATTGGACTACAATTATTTAAATCACCATCAATGTGAAACACATTAAACTGTTCTGTGTGTTTACTCTTAAAATTACATTTCTCACAAAAGTCTTTCTTAGTATAACCACGTTGTTTCCATTTAGGTACTCCGTGGTTAATTCCCTTACGTATACAACGTTCGCATAACTTACGATAATACGTTTTACCGTCTTTTCTATAATTTATTGCTGCCGGTCTTTGGGTGCATCTGCATAAAGGTCTCATATTGTATTTACCTCACCTTTTTGGTACCTTTTATACCACTATAACCCCATAAGTTTTATCATAGTATGCTAAATACTAACAATAACAATCCAACTAGGAGAATAACGAAATGGCATTGACATCACCAGGCGTACAAGTTAGCGTTATAGACGAAAGTTTCTATACACCCGCTGAACCAGGTACAGTCCCATTGGTATTTGTTGCATCTGCAAGTAATAAGAAAAATGCAGCCGCAACAGGAACCGCACAGGGTACATTAAAAGCAAATGCAGGTAAACCTTACTTGCTAACATCACAAAGAGATTTAGCTGACACGTTTGGAGATCCGACATTCCAAATAGATGCAAGCAACAATCCAATACACGCAGGAGAACTTAACGAATATGGTCTCCAGGCAGCATACAGTTTATTAGGTGTAAGCAACAGAGCATGGGTTGTACGTGCTGACATCGACTTAGATGAACTTACTCCAACTGCTACTGCTCCTAGTGCAAATCCACTAGCAGGAACATACTGGTTTGACACAGCAAATTCAAACTTCGGTATTCAGCAATGGAATGCAGCAGCAGTAACTACCAAAGGCGGACAAACATTTGCAACTAAAACACCAATAGTAATTGATACTACTGATGGCGTAGTTAACTATGCAGGTGCAGATTATACACCAAAAGCAAGTACAGGAGCAATTGGCGATTACGCAGTTGTTGCAGTTACCACGCTTAACCGTACTTGGTACAAAAATGCATTAGGTACTTGGGTAGAAGTAGGTAGTGATGCTTGGGCAGCAAGTTGGCCAACTATTAAATCCACACTAGCTAATCCTACATTAAGTAGTCCAGCAGCTGACATTACAGTTAATGGTACAGCTATATCAGTAGGTGCTAACACAATTACTGACGTAGCAGCATCTATCACTACATTCTTAGCAGCAGTAGGTATTACAGCAGCAGCAGTAGACGGCTACCTTGAAATTTACAGCAACGGTTCAAGTTCAGGCGCTGATGATTCTAGTTTAGGTGGTCCAATTCTAATAGGAGGCGATTCTACTAAACTAGGGTTACTAGGAGTATCAGCAGGAACATATTATCCACCAGCAGTGCAAGTTTCAGCACATACTAGTGTACCAGAATTTAAAATTGCTGACACATACTCGCGTCCAACAGGAAGTGTTTGGATTAAAACAACTGCTCCAAATGGCGGAGCCAATCTAAAAACCAAACAATGGAATGCAGAAACACTACTATGGGACGAAAAAGCAACATTGATGTACAGCAACAATGTTTCGGCGTTATATGGTCTTGATATTACAGGTGGCGGAGCGAATCTAGCAGTTGGACAATTGTTTGCTAAAACAAATGTTGCAAATGACGTACAACCGCTAGGAACATCTACAATATACCGTAGACAAGCAATGGGTGCAACAATTATTAAAAGTGCAGTAGTTACTTCGGTTTCAGTTGGTTCAGCTACTAAAGCTATTACAATATCTTCAAGTAACAAGGGCAGTGCAGCAATGAGTGCTGGAGTTGCAGTAAGTATTACTACAACAGGTAGTGCAAGTGCTGACGCAATTGCAATTGCTTCTGGTATTACAGCAGCAGGCGTTGCAAACGTAAGTGCAACAGTTGATGCACAAAACAAGGTTGTAATTTCCCACTCACAAGGCGGCGAAATTAAATTTGTTGATACTAATGGATTGTTAAATGCAATTGGATTTGTTCCTTTTGTTTCAACTAACGCAGCATCAACACCAAATCTTGCATATGAAGACGGAACATCAGTTGCAACTAGTCCAAAACAGTTTGTAGCATCTAACTGGCGTGTACTAACATACACTGCTAAAGCTACAGCACCAAATGCATTAGCAACATCTAAGCAATTATGGTATAACTCCATTGTTGACGAAGTTGACATGATGTATCACAACGGCACAACATGGGTTGGATATAATGACTCAAGTGCATTTGCAGATGCTGATTCAGAAGGTCCGCTAGTTGCAGCAAGTATGCCAATTACGCAAGCAGATGGCAGCGCACTAGTAACAGGTGACATCTGGGTATCAACCGCAGACTTAGAAAACTATCCTACAATTTATCGTTACAACAATAACGTTGCAGGAACAACAGCACAAAAATGGGGCAATCCATTAGACACAGGCGACCAAACAACTGAAGACGGTATCCTATTTGCTGACGCACGTTGGAGTGTATCCGGTGGAACAACACTTGCTATAACAGATGCTACTATTGCAGAACTGCGTGTTAGTAACTTCTTAGATGCAGACGCACCAGATCCAGCACTATATCCAAAAGGTATGTTGCTATGGAACTTACGCAGAAGTGGATTCAATGTTAAGCGTTTTGAGCG